GAGTATCTCCTAAAGCTATAGTAGATGGTGATGATGCGCCGTTATGTTTCAAACCAGCTTCATCAAATATGTCATCACCACTGTTGATTCGATAACCAACAACGTATGCATATCGTTTCATCCACGATTGTCTCTTCTCTGTGAATTTGAATGAGGGGTCATCCGTAGGTTTTTTACCTAACTTTGAAACCAGGCGAAAAAACGGAGTTTGAGCAATAGCTAGTTCACTGAAGCGTTCACTAAAGTCATATTTCCTTCGCAAGTCACCTGTTGACAAAGTGGAAGACGCAGGGGATAAACCCTTCTGCGCTTGACCTTCACTCAACCCACTGCTTGTAGCAAGAAACAGCGGATTTACTTGGGGATAACTAGTATCAGCCATTTTTATGCTCCTTTATTTAAGCATTAATGTTGACTATACCAGTTAATAAATTAACTAGCTAAGCCAACGAGTTGAAGTTCTCGTCAACTCCTAATAGAGCATTAAAAACCTGGTCTTCTTGATTTACTTCTTGTACATCTTCGTTCCCTGCTGTAGCCATAGAGCTTGGTCGGCTCTGAACATTTCTAATTTGTTCTTGAACTTGCCTACCAGTATCTTCAGCAATCTTCTGGTCTCTTCCCTCACGATTCATAAGATAATATATATCATCTAACTTTAGGCTACGATTTTTAGCAAAAAGCTGAAAATCATTCCATTCGCCATCTGACATATCATGTCTATTCTTAAAGTTCGCTTCATCGGACAACCTAGCATTGTCTTTTTGCATCTTCTGATTAACTTGAGATAATCTTCGTTGCACAATTCCATCTATAGTTGCACCCATTAACTGAGAAGATTCAGATTTAGGATTGCTAAATGCTTCATCTGGGTCGAATACAAAATCATCATCTAAACCTAGTTTTTCCTTCATGCTCGAAGGAGCTGAACCACCACCCTCAAAATAGCCTTTCACATGAGAAACTAAATTGGGGTCTTGTCTCATAGCATCAAGTATAGGTACATATGGTTCTAGTTCTCCTAATCGGTTATTCAACCTTTTAGCTTCTCTACTAGAATCCGCATACCTCTTCGATAAATTTTCAGCTTCGCTTTCATAATCTATCGGTGCTTCCTCAGGGCGAACTTCGTTTTGTGTATTATCACCTGTGTTACGGTTATCTGATTGGGCTCCAGTTAGTACACTGTTCACGCTTTCATCTAATGCCGAGAAAAAAGCGGTAGACTCGTCTACTGACGAATCTTGTGCGTCTTCTTTGGTCAAATCAACTTCGGGGGCAGCCTCCAGTGCGTTGCCTTTGTTATCTTTAGCCATAAATAGTTCTCCTATTCATTGTTGTGAATTTAACAGTATCTTATTTTTCATTACTACTGTTTTCTTTTTTTGATTTTTCATATTTATCAAAATCTTTTTTCATAATATTTCTATATAATTTTTGTTGAGCTTTAGTATCAAGAGTGTCTTTTCTTACCTCGACATCCTTCTCACCGATTTTGCCTTTTATACCAGCCTGTATTAATTGACGAGATAATGTTTCAATAGTTCCATCTTTATCTTTTACTGCTTCTTCCATCTGAGATATTTGTCCTTGCATTTTAGAATACATTGACTTTCTTTTTAATATACCCTCTTTATTTCTTACATCTGTTTCAGCTAACATTGCTATATCATCTATCAGCCCAGCTTGGAACCATCTAAAGTATTCTTCAAGTAATGCCCATCTATTTACAGGCATTGTCGCTCCAGCAACTAATTTAATATCAAATCTTGAAGCTGCATAATCTAACCATTTTCCTATTGCTTCTCCATAATCATTATAAATTGGTATATTCATCTCTGATTTTTTCTCATCATCGCCTTTACCAGCTCCTGGTTGAACAACTCTAAATACTTTATGTACTGTATATGTAGATTGTGCAACTTCTCTAAAAACTCTACCTAAATGTTCTAATGATGGTTCAACTATGCTTCCCATCCATGCTTTAATTCTTCTTGTGCCATATTCATCATTTGCCAATAATCCACGATAAGTTTCAGGTTGAGCCTGAGAAATACCCATCATTGAAGAATGAATACCGCTTATATACTCTACGTCATTTTTACCTTCTTGTGTAATTGTATAAAATGCATTATTTATCGCTGCTGGCTGTACTGGCGTTGGAGGTGCAAATCCTTGTCTATATTTCAATAATGCACCAGCTGATGATGAATATTGCTCCCATTCATCTTCAGGTATAGAACCTTCTTCATACAACCATCTAAGATTAGACGCAAGATTAGCATTATGAATCATAATTTGGTGTGCTTTATTAATTTCCTGTTGTTTTCCTATTAACGGGATAACTGCAGACATAGGATAAGGATTACCAGTATAAGTATATGGAATTGGTATTATAGGATAATTTTCGTATGGTAATGTGTATTCATATAAAAAAACATCATCACCAACGCTACAAGTAACTTTAATATTTGTTTTGAAGAATTTAACAGCATCTACAATAGTACTTGCTATTTCTTTACTATCTAATAATATAAGGTATTGTTTTTCTGTAACTATTTGAGTTTCTACTTTAGTCTTTTCTTCTTGAGCCTTTGACATAAGCATTGTTCTATAAGTTCGTATTTTCTCCTCTGTATCATTGTCAATTTTTTCAACTTCTAATGATGCTCTATCTGCTATTATTTCTCCTCTATCAAGACTGGTGGCTATTGCAAATTTTTTCTCTTGAGACTCAACGATTAATTCATCAGAATATTCTTTCATCGCCACTTCTACGCTTTGCTGTATCTTTTTTAGTTGGTCTGTGCTAGGTGGTATTACGATTGTTAAATTATAAAGAGGTACTTTAACCTTTGAGTATGTTTCATATAATGGAAGTATCTCATCGTCCTGACCGTCTTTATCAATAGCAGTTGAAATATCTTCTACTCTAATAACGTCTGATTCGCTAAAACTAGTTCTACTATAATTAGTTGGTGATACACCTCCACTTGCTTTTTTAATTTTTGTTTTAAATTGAGGGAATAGTACCCCTAATTGACTTTTTGATAGATTTTTTCTGACAGATATATAAGCAGCATCTCTAAATAGGAAATCTCTACTCATTGGGTCTACATAAACATCATATGGGTCTATTTGTTTAAATACAACCTCACCCATTCCTCTATCAGCGTCTTTGTCTACGTCAATAAAGAAATATCCTATTCCTTTAGTCAAACTATCAAGTATGACCTGACTGTAGACAGACTTTCCGTTACTTAGATTCCAGCAGTAATCTGCTATCTCTGAATGAACTTGTGCAATATCAGAATCGCTTCCTTCTGCGCCAACTGCCTTCCATCTAGGATTATTAGCAGTTACAAAATACCTCATTATCTCAATTACTGGAGTAATTCTATTAATAATGAAATCAGGCATACCAGCTTCTCTTAATGATTCTTTTTCATGAGTTGTCAGCTGTTCATTAAGATAAAAATCATATCCTTGTTGGCTAACAGTTTGCCACTTTATACGATATAAGTTATTAGACCTATCCCAAAGTTGCTTGTTTAAACCAGCTTTATCTTTATTCGATTTTCTTGGCATACTATCCTCTTATCTCTATGTGAACCAAATCATCAAATTTATTATCTTTAGTAACGCCATCTCTGTCCCAGTCACCACCCCAACGAAGTTTATAACCTTTTATATGACCAATTCCTCTTAACATCCCACCCATATAATGCATCCTATCACGGTCGCCCCAGTCAATAGGATATGGAGCAAGGTCAACGGCTTTACCAAGCTGGTGTTGTCCTTTTTTATTAACTCCATCAATTTTACTCTTACCATTCTTAAAATATTCTTGCTGTTTTTTAGTAGAGCGTACACCCTCGATAATTGTAATATCCATAATTTGAATAAGTTCATCTAAGCATTCACGAAGTCGTGGGTCTATACCCTCCATTCTTTTCTTTGAGCGGTTACCATATTTATACACAATTAATATTCTTTAGACTTCATAGTGTCTATAACTTCATCTTCTACTGTTCTTGGCTTTTGTTTAATACTTCCTAAAGCTCTTTTCAGTAAAAAATCTATATCCTGTTCCTCCAACTCTCCCTGCTCATTGTATTTCATCCTATTTCCCATTCCAGTGCCACGGTTTAGTAAAGCTGTATAATCTTCATCTTTTAAAATTACTGAACTTAAAGCATCCTTATTTCTTTCTATTTCTGCATTATAATTCCTATAACGAGTGCGAACATTTTTAAATTCTTTAGATTCTCTTTGATGCCAGAGACTTCTGCCTTCGCTATCATAATAATCTTCATCAGGATATGTCTTTTTTAATGCTCTTATTTCAGTTTCTGCTAAATCTTGCAACATTGTATACATATTATGTGGACCTTTATGACCCGCTCGTTGTGAAGGCAGCTGAAATTGACCCAACCTATTAATCTTATTGCCCATATTGTCATATTTCCAAGCATCCTTATCGCCCTGCTCATTTCTTCTGACTTTTGTTTCTGATGATGCTTCTTGCTTTTGGTCGCCCATTATCTGTTTTTCCTTCTTTTTTTACGGTTACGCCTTGATGTCAATCTAAACAAATCAGTTGCTCTTCTTTTCCCTTTTTTCCTTCTTCTAATCCTAAATATGATTTTTGGCATTTTATGCAACAATCCAACTTTTTGCCTGCCTTTTAGGTTTATACCACTTTTTATTTTCGTTTCGCCTATAATTCGGAGGAAATGAGTGCAAATTTGCGTAATAAAGTGTTTCAATGGTGTCATCATGTGCCATTCTTGGTCCGAAAGTAAGCGTTTCGTTCTCTAAATCAAACATATTGTCCCGTATATGCACTGTTCCCATACTAAATCTACCACTTAAACCGCTATAAATTCTATTTCTTTTCTGCGTTCCCCCTGGTTTTTCTGGAATGACAGCTATGTCGAAACGGTTTATTCTTCTTCTCTCTGTATTCAATGCTTGAAATATAGAACGGTTCATCGCAACATCTTCAACTGTAGCCGATGTACAATGATACTTTTTATAAAGTTCTATGATATAGTCTACTACACCTTTCTTCTCTATAAGTTTCCCATCTGCTCCTTTAGCACCAATAGTGGGAATGCTTCTGTGCCTTTCGTAATCCAATACATAAAGATTGTTATTAGTATCAACAGCGATAACCATAATAACAGAAAAATCACTTTCTTTAGTATCAATATCAGTTGCTGGGTCACATCCAATAAAAGTGTTAACAGGTAATGCTTCACCACCAATTACGATGTTATTTCGCTTTTCCTCCTCATTATATTCATAATAGCCTTTCCAATATTTTATATGTTTTCTTGTCCATACGGAATCTTCTTCCGATTGGACCTCCATCATATATTCTTGATAAAATTTAGAGGGTGTGCCTGAATCCCTGTAAAACTTCTTTTTTTCTTCTAATTTTGACTTTGGAAACCAACTATGCCATAATGAAGTACCATCTTTTTGAATTGCTTTATAAGTAATTACATCCCATGCAAACTTCTCTTTAGTCCCTTTATTACGTTCATAATTGATAATAAGATTATTAATAAAACTATCATAATGTACGGGAGTACCATTAACCCTGAGTCTTCCAGTGTGAGGTTCGATTGCAGGATAAACGACAGCAGTAACGAGATTAGCATTTTTAGACCTTGCCTCTCTTGTGATTGTGTTAGCTTCATGTTCAAAGTCATCAAGAATTATTAAATCATATCTTTTGTGCAATTTAGCACCGCCACGAATACCAGCGACATTACTTTTACTAATAAGTTTACATCCATTTGATAACTCTATATCTTCCTCTGTCCATTTTCTCCCTTTCAATGAACCAAAGTAATATTTTAAACTGTCATTATACTCAAAGTGATATTTTATATAATCCATATTTCCGACACTTAATTTCTGTGTAGCCGACACCCATGCATAAAAATGAATATCATCTGACTTAAAACAAAAATCTTTTATGATACTTGCTTTTGTTAAAACAGTTTTCCCATGACCTCTGGGAAGAATTATTGCTAATTGTTTTATACTAAGATTATCAATAGCATCAGCCATTTCATAATGAAAGGGCGGAGTTTCACTGCGCATAAAGTCATTCGGTAGGAAAAGTTTACCAAATGCTATTAAGTCATTCTGTGCCAGCAGTAGAGCTTGTTCCGCTTCGCTTACGTTCTTTTTGTTTATATTTGCCATTTAAGTATTTTTCAAATTTCTTCTGTTTACCCATAAACTCTATGAATTCCATCACTATAACGTCTAAATCTTCAACTTTTGATTCAATAGACTTCATTTTCATTATATTGCCAGTCATAGCCCTAATAATATCGTGTTTACCTATACTTTTTCTGTTTGGATGTTTAGCCATCATACATCCTCTCAGGAACCTCCATACCATTTATAATTGATAACATTCTTTTTAAGTAGGTAACCTGCCTAGATGATAATGAATATAAATTACTAGGGAGTTCACTTTTATATTTTTTTAAATCAGATATTGCAATATCTAGCGGCAACTCTGTTGTACTGGGTACCATTGGGTCTTTCCACTGTGATTCGCTATTCATCTAGCAATACTTCTGTAATTAGTTTTATAATTGTTTATGTTTCTTCTTCCTCGTATGTATGGTGTTTTACAGCCCATACATCTATAGACTGGGTATTTACTTGCAGAAGTTAAATAAACAGAATCAGTTTCTTCTAAATTTTTACTACCGCAGCTTGAGCAAACATCCATATCCATTAAGACACATAGATTAGGATGATTTTTAATATAAGGTCGTATTTTCAAGTATATGTCCTCTAAAGCCACAACATCCTGTTTATTGTATTCTGACATTTCATTTAAACTTTTACTGTCACCGCTCATACAATCAACCCATAACTGAAAATCAGTTTTTATCTTAGTGTTGACATTAAAATTTTTCGTTAGAAAATCTAATTTATTTGATGGAGCTGCAAATTCCTTTCTTGCTATTTTTAATGTATCAATTGACCTGTATGGTGATGGAGGATTCATATTATTGTTTATAAATCGCCAGTTCAGTTTTCTCAAGTCAAACCTATCTCCATTATGAGCTATCACTATATCTGCTTCATTTAGAAGTTTCCACATGGATTCCAGTATTCTTCTATCATCACCTCCTACAGCTTCCTTTGGTCTAACTACATCAGACATTATTTTATCATCATATAACCATTTAGCTGACCATGCTAATACATACCAATCATCTATAATATTTGAATGAGGTATATATTGTTTATATAATCCCCATACAAAAACCCTCATTAAACTTGTCTCTATATCAAATATTAATATTTTAGCATAATTATTCTTTTCTGTTTCGTATTCATCCATAGGATATGAAAATTGTCTCCCACAAGAATAACACTCGCATCTCTGTTTGTTTCTGCTAATCCCTTTCTTTCTTCCATAGGAACTACTGCAATGTGGGCATACAAATTTCATTTATTCAGAACCTCTCTTTTGGCATCTTCAATTTGTTTTGGTTCAAAACCTTGAAACATACCAATAACACCAGTCTCAATGCGCTTTGTTACATTCCCAAGTGTACCAATTGCTTTTCCAAGTTCTTTTAATGATTGTAGACTAATATTTTCATCATCACTATTATCAACTAAATATTTCAGTCTTCCTAATACAAACTCATGGTCTATGCCTAATTCAGTAGCAATATCACCAACGGACTTTTCTATTTCTTTCATTATCCTCTCCTGTTTTAAAAGCACAATTGCTTTCTTTTTAGCTTTATCTGAATTGTCCTCATTAAAAGCATCCATGTAACTCTTGACAGCCGTTTTACCGATTACGATTTGTGTAGCGAACTCTTTTTCTTTATTGGTGCAGCTGGTCCTTTCTTTTACTCTAGAATTAGTATTTTTTATTTTAGTGCTGAATGTATACCTATTTGGATGTTTTTCAAATGAAGTGTCCATCTTCGATTTGTCGTTGTTTAAAAATGTTCCAACAACCGTTCTTACCCATCCCCTGCTGTGAGTATAATTTTTTCTGTCATTAGGATGTTTAATTTTATTCTTTACTCTCAACAACTGAATGATTCTGTTATCATCGCTATAAACCCAGTCGCCCTCTAATGACGTTTTCCAATTATCTTTAGGATTATCTCCTTTATGATGAGTCTTAAATTCGTCTATTGTGTCATAGACAAAATGCCTGACTTCTTTAATCTTCTTCGATTCCAATGTTGTATTGCTCTCTATAATTAACAATTTCTTTGTGTAATCCTTCAATCAATCCCATTACTTCAAATGGTATATAATACACTTCCCCGTCTATTTCTATTGTAACAATTTCAGAATTTGATACACTCATATGCTCTAAAATCTGTTCTTGAATTTCTCTTGGGAGAGTTGATAGAGATAACATTGCTTCTGCCATAGTACATATTAGTAATATATATATATTATATAATATATAATTAATCCAATTCTTTCTTATTCTTTCTTTTTAACCTGCTTTTTCTTTCTTCTTCTTTCTTATTTTCAGCTTTTTTTTCTGTTTCTTCAGCTATCATCTCATGATGGATTTGCCTACGAAGTTCATCTTCCAGCTTCTCTTCATTGATTTTAACCTGCCGCGCGACTCCAGTTAAACCTGAAGGGACAGATAACTCTTTAGTTGTTATAGT